TGTGAGTTTCCGTATAAATCAAGGGTAATACCAACCTGAGAACCCTTAAAAACCCTTAAAGTCCCTTACATGGCGAGAAATCCCATGAAATGGGGCTTTTTTAGGCTTAAAAGGTAGGAAATGCCTTTAAAAAATACGGAATTTGTAAATGCCAACTTGAAAAGAGAAAGAGGAGTTTAAAAGGCGTAAATGTCAGAGATGATATTGGTAAAAAGTATGGGTTTTAAATCGTTCAAAAACCGTTTAAAAGTAGTTTGAGAAAGTGCTTGAAAGTATTGATTTTGTTGGATTTTTAGCCTTTCAAAAAGGTTTTAAAAGGTACGTTCAAAGAGCCATATTGAATAAGATTTTAAAAGGAGATTGAATACCAACCATAATACCAACCCAAAAAGAGCAGAATCGGGAGCGTGGCAGAACGTCCGAAACTGCTCTTTTTATTATGCCTTAAAGCACAGTGGTAAATGCAATTAAAATATATCACGCAAAAGAGGAAGGGTCAATATATAATACATTTCCATTTCTTTTTATATGACGCTTCTGGAAGCAGACGCTTCCGGTGTACCATTCATCCGATCTATTTCTTCATAGATGATAGTGTGGACACGATGCTGCCCTCGGCGATCTAACTTGTCATAAGTGTCAATAAGTTCTTGATGATCCGGTGATAAAATGTTAGCGACTCCGAATAGTAGGTAGTCAGAAGAGATTGCGAAAATTTCGCACATTTTAGCAAGCTGCTCCAACGTAGGATTAGACTTGTGATTTTTCCAGTCTGTTAAAGGGCTTTTTTTCAAGCCAAGTAATTCTCCTAATTCTTTACCAGTAATACCTAAACGCTCTGTTTGCTCCAATATTCTCCCATACAAATCAGGCATAATAACCTCCTTGAAAATAATGCGTATATTTCGCAATATTATATTGACAATGCGAAAATATCGCACTATAATCAAAATGTACCAATAATACAAAAGCCATTATATCACGAAAAACGATAACTGAATAGGTTATTTTGTAACACTGGTACAGAAGAATATAACGGATAACGCTAAAGGAGGGCGAGTGGAAGTTGAAAAATAACAGAATAAGTAATCTCGCTGAATTCAGACGGTGGGTAAAAATACGGTTGGTGGAGAAAGAGATCTCCCAGAACGAGCTGGCAAGGCAGATGGGCATCCCACACGCAAGAATTAGCGAAGCAACACACGGAAAGCAGTCCGGAAACAAATACATCATTCCTATTATTGAGGAACTGGATGGAGATGTGGATGATTTTAAAGAGTTTTTAAAAGCCATTTAAGGAGGAGCGTATGAAAATGAATAAAGAGCAGTTTTTGAAAACGGAGTTCGGAGGGGAACTGGAAAGCACAATTACCGCATGGGATGATGCACTGAGCAGAAATAGAGAGGATAAGGAAGTACTGAGAACGCTGGCATGGTGTCAGGCACAGTGGGAAGTGTACCGGATGGCGATCAAACACTTTTACGGAGTGGAATATCACTTTACCAGAACGGATGAGTATTACGGATTATGCACCGAGGATGAGAGCGATTGGCTGATGAGAGTGAAGCGTGTGAAGCTCTTTCAAATGGAAACAGCGTTTTCAAGGCAGCGAGTAACTCGCAGAGGAATCAGAATTGATGGAGTGGAGTACTGGGATGCAGATTTTGTACATCTCAATCTTGGAAAAACAGTAATTGCGGAGTGTACACCTTGGTTCATTAGGGTGTACACGGAAGCAGGAACTCCACTCCATATATTCCGAAAATAAATCACTTCCTGCATTTTTCAGTATTTGCTTCGTTTTCGAGGGCTTCTTGAATGAGGCAATCAATACGTGCAGATACGATTTCATCAAAGCGATTTAGTATTGCTTGATGGGCAGCAGGGTCTGAATTGTTCAGATATGACAATATAGCCTGAGCAAGGGGTTCTTGGGCATAGAGTTTTTCTGAAACGGATTCCTTCAATGCTTCAATATCAGTCATGGTAAACACCTCCTTCCTACGGAGATTATACCAGAGAAATTGAAAAGCGAACAGTCGAAACCGGCGGAAGCCGGTCATGCAGGGATAGCCTCCTGCATCTGATGATGACAGGCTGTAAGGTGGTGATGTGATGGGACAGATGCTTACCGCAAAGCAGGTGGCAGAGGTCAAAGGATGCAGTTATCAGTATGTTCAAAGGATAATTAAAGAAGGTAAACTTCAGGCGCAGGAAATCCTGAATGATAAAAACAGAAAGACCTATCTGGTACCGCTGGAGGCTCTGGACGAGGAACTACAGCAGAAATGGTATCAGATGAATCTGGAGAACCCACCGGAGGAGATAAGCACTCCGGAGCCGGTAACGGATAAAAAGGCGGTAGACCATTTCTCAGAAAGCGAAAGGCAGGAGATTGATTTTTGGATCAGCCTTGTGGAGCAGTGGCAGCAGTACCGGATGAAGCCGGGAGTTACCTGCAAAGCAGATGTTGATAAGAAATTTGTTACTTTATGTGGACTGGAATATCCGGACAAAGAGATTTCTGTTGATATCCTGTACCGGAAGTGGAAAGCGGTTAAAGAAAATGATTTAGACGGTCTCATTGACAAGAGGGGTAAATGGAAAAAGGGAACCAGCAGCATTGATGATACGATATGGCAGGCGTTTCTGTATTTCTACCTTGATGAGAGCCAGCATCCGATCCAGAAGTGCCTGGACTACACCAAGATGTGGGCTCAGGAAAAAAGACCGGATTTATACACCGACATTCCAAGCTATTCCGCTTTTTACCGCAGACTCAACAACGAGGTGCCGGAAGGTGTCAAGGTGCTGGGACGTGAGGGACATAAAGCCTACAATGACCGCTGCGCTCCGTTTATCCGCAGAATTTATGAGGATATCGAAAGCAATGAGTGGTGGATTGCTGATAACCATACCTTTGATGTCATGGTAAAGGACAAGAATGGAAACATCCACAGACCTTATTTGACAGCATTTCTGGATGCACGAAGCGGTATTTTTACCGGATTCCATATTACATACAATCCCTGCTCCGAGGCTACACTGATAGCACTGCGGAAGGGAATCCTCAAATATGGCATACCGGATAACATCTACGTGGATAATGGTCGAGAGTTCCTGACCTTCGATATCGGAGGCTTGGGACACCGTAAGAAGAAACCAAAGGATGGTGAGGAGAAATTTGAGCCACCGGGAGTATTCAAGAGACTTGGCATTAACATGACAAATGCGATTGTCCGGAATGCGAAGGCAAAAATCATCGAGAGACGGTTTGAGGATGTTAAAAATGACCTTTCAAGGCTTTTTAATACCTACACCGGAGGAAGTGTGGTGGAGAAGCCGGAGCGATTGAAATTCGTACTGAAGAAAGACCAGATTTATACGGATGAGGAATTTGAGGAGTATGTGACAGCGGTTCTGGAGTGGTATTTCAACATGGAAGCCTACAACGGAGCTGTGGAAGCCGACAAGGGAAAATGCAAGATGGATGTTTTCAACGAGCATCTGAAACGGAAACGTGTGGCATCGGCTGAGGAGCTTAATCTCATGCTGATGAGAAGCACTAGACCGCAGCAGGTTACAAGGCGAGGAGTTCACTTGGATATTGGAGGTGGACGCATCGACTTCTGGAATGATGATTTTGTACATCTGATGCTCGGAAAGAAAGTTTACTTCCGTTATGATCCGGAGAATTTAAGCGAGGTCAGAATTTACGATCTGGAAGACCGTTACATTATGTCAGTACCTGCAGACAATACCGCAGTTCTTTCCTACAATGCCAGCAAGGATGATGTCAAGGCAGCGATGGCGAAGACCAGAAGGCTGGAGCGTATCGCAAGGGAATACAAGGAAAACGCTATTCTGGCAGATGTGGACAAGATTACTGCAATGGAGCTTGTGCTTAAGCAAGCCGAGCGAAACAAAGCGAACTATCAGGGCAAACCGAATCCATCCCTGCTTGAGGTTCAGAGGGCAGACGAAGAACCAGTATTCAAGAAAGTGGTTGGCGGTGCAGACCTTGATGTAATGAATAGAAATGCAGCCATAAGGCGAGGAGGTAAATGATGAGTAAACAGTACAACACAAAGCTTCAGGAGAGATTAGAGAAGTTCCTGAAGGACGAAAATTTGAGTCAGGCAAAGGCAGCCCCGATTCTTGGAATCAGTCAGGCAGCACTCAGCCAGTACCGCAGAAGTATGTACGATAAGGGCGATATTGAAGCGGTGGAAAATAAGCTGAAGGAGTTCTTTCAGATTCAGGAAGAGAAAACACAGAATGCGCAGAAAGCGGAACCTTTCAGAACCAAGACTTCAGCCGGGTACATACCGACAACCATTTCCGAGGAAGCGTACAAGCTGATCCGGTACTGCCAGCTGGAGAAGGGAATTGTAGTTATTGATGGGGATGCCGGGATCGGAAAGACGAAAGCAGCAGCCAAGTTCCTGCAGGACAATCCTTCAACAACAGTTTATGTGAAAGCAACACCGAGTACCGGCTCAACAAGAAGCCTTTTAAAGATGATTGCAAAGACATTAAAACTCCCTGAAAACCAGCGCACCGAGGATTTATCGGTATCCATTCAGGAGAAGCTCAGAGAGACTGATAAGGTTATCATTATCGATGAAGCACAGAATCTTAAATTCCTCACTCTGGAAGAAATCAGAGGGTGGGTAGATGAAGATATATTTACCGGAAAGCCGGGTATTGGAATCGTACTCATCGGAAATGTGGAAGTCTACAATAAGATGCTCGGAAAGCAGGAAGCAATTTTCGCCCAGCAGTTCAACCGCACGAAGCTCCATGGAAGGTACCGCACATCGGATATCCAGAGAGAAGACGTTGTCAAATTCTTCCCGGTGTTGGAAGAGAAGGGAATGCAGAAAGAGATTGACTACCTTCTGAGCATCAGCCACAGCAAATGGGGAATTCGTGGAATGGTGAGTGTGTTCAATAACGCAGTCAACAACGAGGATATTTCCTTTGAGGGGCTGGAAAAAATGGCAAATACAATGGGAATCCGCTTCATATAGGAGGGCAGGACATGGAAAAGTGTTATATCGTGACTGTGATATGCCTGACGCTGATTGTACTGGCATATATCGGGAATAAAAAGGACAAGAAGTAAGAGAAAACGGAGGTAAATGCAAAATGAAGAACCCTAAAGAAAGAAGTACCGCAATTTTGGTCGGTGTAGCTGCTGGTGCAATCTTGATGGCACTTATGTTTATGATTGTATTCGGCTTGCATACTGGAATAGCCGGGGTGGTACTGGTACTGCTGATTGTTGCAGTATCTGCAATATCAGGATGGTTAATAGGATGGAATCAGCGTATCCAGAGGAGTAACTATTACTCATACATGAAAGGGTACCGTGAGGGATTGAAAAAGAAAACGCTGATCATTAGGCATCCGGTATGCGAATGCAAATTCACGTTTCCGGATAGATAACAATGTGCCGGGGCTTATGCCCCAGCCTTAATGCAGCCACTGAATGGTGATGGTCACAAGCCCATGAAATGCAGAGTGAGGCAAAACTGAATAAAAGGAGGATTCAGGCATGGTGGTATGTCCTAAGTGCCGGAAACCATACACTGGACGTCCGGCATTGTCGAGGGTGGATAATAAAACGGATATCTGCCCGGATTGCGGTATGAGAGAAGCTATTGAGAGTATACCGGGGATGAATGACAGAAAGAGAATTGATCCGGCAGAACGCACAAGAAGGTTGGTACAATCCACCGGAAACCGATGGGCGATGGAAAATTTCAATGCAACACACAGTTGAGGTCGGGAGGTGATGAGGTGCCGGGAAAGATTACGGTGAGGAATTACACCACACTGACAGATTATGCAGCATTGCTACGAGCTGGAATGTACCTTGCTGGAAAGAAGGAAGAGGCAGAAGATAATGGATTCCGGTTTAAGGTTACAGAGAGTGAAAGGCATGGTGTAGTGGTAAAGATTGCGGAGGTGGATAAGTGAAGAATGGAAAGAAGCCGACACTGGCACAAAAGAAGTTTCTGCAGGATACCGGGCTGGATTCTGAAAAGTGGCTGATCGTTAAGGACACTCCAGAGGAGATGGTCATTGTCAGCAGAATTGCCCTGCAGAGGAGGAGTGGAAAAACAAAGACTATCAGAAAGGCGAAGAAATGAGCGAGAAATCAGATGTTAAGGTTCCGGAGGAAATTCGGAAAGGATGGGAAGAGGCAAGGTTGTGTGCCAACCTGATCCGGGAAGGTAAAGCCAAGATTATGATTGCAACCAGAAAAGACGGTACCACGTACCGATACACGAAGCCAAAGTAAGGAGGTGCAGCATGGTTTTAAGAGAAGAAATGTACTTTGAGCCGAGGACAATCAGTCCGGCAGGAAATTATTTATCTACGAGTTAGACAGTGACAAGCTGTCAGAGGAAGAGAAGATTGAGGCTGTGTTTACACTGATCTGTAAGATTGAGAAAACGGACAAAGGACACCGCTACGGCAGGAAAATTACATAAGGGGCGAAAAGCCCCTCCTAATGCAGCCACCGTAAGGTGATGGTCACAAGCCCATGAAAT